AGCAAGCGTTCCGTCACGTATTGCAAGTGCCATTGTCGACCCGGCTTTACTGCCAAAAATTTCAGAAGCTAACGCCGTCGCTTCAGCAGCTGTTCCTGCCTGTTTTATTTGTTGATAATAAAATGCGATACCATCGGCCGCTGAAATACCTTCTTTTGCAAGTTCTCCGACACTTTTTTTCATTGCACCGAGAACTTCATCGGTATTTACCCCGGCTTTTTCCATTTGTCCTATTAAAGCCGAAGCGGTTTCGAAATTATAACCCATTTCTTGTAATTGCGGTCCGAATTTTTGCATTCTGTTCATTAAATCAGAAAATCCGATTCCTGTATCTTGCGACACTTTGAATGCAAAATCCATACCATCACCCATATCGGTAATGTCAATTTTCCATTGTTGGAACATTTTGGACGAATTTTCAATTACGCCGCCAAGGTCTTCATCTAACATTTTTGAAGATTGTATTGCTTTTATGGATATTTTTTGTAATTCATCTCCTGTTAAACCAAGACGGGTATTATAATCAGAAATTGCGAGAGCTGCATTATCCATAGTTGTCGGTACGGATTTATACAGCTCATCAAAATCTCTGTTTAATGCTTCAAGTGCTTCTCCTGTCGCACCTGTACCTATTCGAATTTTATCCGAAGCTTTATCAAAGTGACTTCCGAGTTCGTATAAGTATTTTCCCGCTTCAATTACAGCCTTTCCTGTAGCAATTCCGATACCTGTTACTGCGGCACCGACTGCAAGGGCTTTCCAGTTAATTTTATCCAGAGTATTTACAGCATTTTTAACAGATTTTTGTAAGGACGGATCTACTGAACCTGCAATGTCAACAAAGGTTTGTAATACTTTATTTTTAGCCAATTGTTTTACCTCCTGCCTTTTGGTTTGCGATATTGCTTATTAATAAATTGCGAATTGTTTTTTTGTCGCTGTGCCTCTTTGGTTGCATCTTCTATCGCTTCACCATATTCAACAATAAACTTAACCAACGGTCTTTTTTCAAGCTCAGAAACAGGGGTAAAAAATGTTTTAGAATAATCTCTTATTGCTCTTCTGAGTTGTCGTCCGCTGAGATTTCCTCCGAGGACGACATTATAAAATTTCTACCAATACGTATAATTTCTTTAATGTCCGAACCTTTTATTTTTTCAAGGTCAGTTATATCTATGTGAGGATTAATTGCAATTATCGCCATAAATCCAAGATATAAATGCAGTGAATAATCTAATTCGAATGCTCCCGCTAAATTTCCGCCTTTGTTTCCTGCTGCTTTCATCTTTAGAGATTCAGCTTCAACGAATTGCGGTGCAGTTATTTCATCTGCATCATGACTTAATTCATTAATTTTATCACCATTTACAATTATTGGCTTTTTTAATTTTAATATTTCTTTCACTTTAACTCCTTATAATAAGCTTGAAATTTCATCGAAATAATCTGTTCCATTTATTTTCAAAATTTGTGCTAACTTATCTATCAAACATATTTCTTGCCCATCAACAAAAATTTGATAACGTGTAACAGCGGAAGCTAAATCATTTTCGGTTGCATTGCCATAATCAACACTTAAACCGGGAATCCCTTTCGGTATAACTCGAAGAAATGCTTTACATCCTACTTGTTTTATTTCACCGTTTTCATTTACTACATTTTGAACCCAGCGAACTTCCATTCGAGCGGTTTTCAATGCAACCATTTTACCAAGTCCCATGTCAATACCGATTTTTTTGACAACAACTTCCATATCATCTACTTGGCCGATCATCGGTAAAGTCATTGTTCCCATTGCTTTATGTTCTGTCGTTGGAAAAGTTACTGAAGGTAAAGTAATAGTTGTATCTTTTGCTGATAATTTATCATCAATGTATACCGTGTTTGCAACTATCGCACCCGGAATATCTATGAAATTCATTATTGAGAACCTCCTTCAAAATACGAACTAAAACCTTCATCGGTATAAGTTAAACAAATTGTTGCACTCTTGAACGGCGGTGTCGGAGTAATTTGCATATCCCAACGGAAATCACCGTTCATCATATCTGTAATCGGATTGTTTATTTCTAAAAATGATATAGTAGGTTTTCCGATTAAAGCACCGACTGAAACTAAAATATCAAGTTTTTCTTGTTCTTTGTTAATAATAGTATCTTTAAGCTGTCTTGTGAACGGTTTATCTATTTTAATACCCCATTCACGTTGAAAACCATTTGTACAATGAAACAACATACGCATAGAAACGTCAAATATTACACGTGGGTCTATATCTGCACCATATGTATATGCTGATGTATGATCACCCCATAAAACCCAACGTCCGCCCCAATAAACCGCCGTAGATATACCAACAGATGTTAATTGATTAGCTGTTTGTTGGTCATAGCCTTTATTTTTGTTATTTTCACCAAAAAACAGTTTTGAAATTTTTATTTCTTTATTGCCCGGTGTTTCTATTGGAACAGAATTATGTGAAAAATCATAACGAAGCATTTCGACTGTCGCAAGTGTTGACAAATGATAGATATTTTTTAAATTATCAATAACTTGCGGCCAATATGTTTTTGACCGTTCGCTTGAATAACCATTCATTGTTTTCCAATTTTTTGCTTTATCAATACTATCAATTTTTTCGCCATTTTTTTCAATCGGAATATCCGCCATAACAAAAGCGTCCCAATGTCCGTTAATTTTTTGACTCGCTGAAATCAAAGCATTATACACGGCAGGAATTTCACTCCAACCCGGAGCAACCAAGATATTTGCAACGGCATTTTGTTCTTGATATAGCAATTGTAAGGCTCCAATGCCGAAATATTCACCTGAAGATGATATTCCGCCAATTATATCCTCATATGTAATCAATGATGTATCAATTTCATAAAAAGTAACTTGAACTTGTCCGGTTAAAGGATTTTCTTCATTTAAATTTTTTATAATTACAGAATTTTTTGTAAAATTATAGTCAATTGAAAAATCCACATCATTTACCAAATCTTCAATAAGCAATGTATCAATAATAATTTTATCACTCTTAAACTCTGCACGTCCGTTTAAAAAGTTTACGGTTATTGTCGTTTGAGATAATTTCCTATGTATATCGGGATCTAAAACATTAATAACATATATAGGTCCTATATTTCCCATATTATTATTAAAATGTGCCGAAAACGCTTCACATAATGTGAAATCTTTCCAATTAATAGAATTACCGAATTTGCGGTATGCTTCAACACCATTTGTCAACATTACAGGATTATTTATAACATTTAAATCTTTATAACCATGTATTAAATTTATCGGTGCTGTGCCAAAATATACGGTAACAGTGCCTGACTGTACGGCATTACGTGCAACCGATTCACCAATATCAGCATATGTACCGTATTTATAGGTATTTGCCATTTATTTCACCTCTCATATTATTTATAATAAATCATTAAAATCTTTATTTCGCAGAATATTATATTCCACGGAAAATTCGATACAAGCAAACCAAAAAGGATAAAAATCAGGGATTGCTTCCTGTTCTTTTATAGGACTGAATTCAATACCTTTTTCTTTCATTATTCGTAAAGTTCCAATCTTTTCGGATTCTTCAAGAGTTCGTAAAGTTTTGTCGACAAAATTCCAAACATCCCGCCAACCTTCGCTATTTCTGTCGTAACTATTTTCATCTAAATTAAAATAATTTTTGTTATCTTTTTTATTTAAATGAAAAACATCTTTATTATGATCACCTGCACTCCATGTTGAAAATAATAATTGTACAGACATATTGCCTTTGTCTCTAAAATCAATTCCGTGTAATAACCTGACACAAACGGACGGAGTTAAAAAATTATTTATCGGTAAAAGTTTATCTTTTGTGGGAATGTATAATTTAAATACAGTCGGTTCGACTAATTTATATTCATAATTTTCATCGTCCTGAGCATTTTCTTCGTCATAGTCAGGCGGAAGTTTTAATAATACACCTTTACAAATTTTTTCTTTTACCCAATCGGCAATTTTGTCAATATTGTCAACTATAGACATATAAATACCTCTTAAAAATTCTTACTTAAAACAACCTGAGCAATCCCTGCTGTTTCTGTCCAACTGTCAACAAGATATTCTCTACCGTCAACCATTAAGCTCAAACCAAAAGCCTTTTTCTTTGGTAAGTCTTTGGTTTTTGCATAAAAAAGGAGCGTTGACCCGGTTATTCCGAGTTCCGCTCCGCTTTGTCGTTCGATCAATTTGTCATCATCTAAAACTATGATAATCTTTTTACCTTCAATTACATGTTCTTCCCCGAATTCATTAAAGTTAATGAATGTCTGCAGGTCTTTTTCAATTTGATTCTTAAAATCCGACATATTATTCGTCCGTACCCGGTGGTAACAATGTTTGATTTTCGTTATTTGAATTTTTTTGCTTTTCTGCTTCGATTGCTTCAATAACTTTCTTTTTTGAAGTTAACTTGCTTGTATCGATATTATAGTTTTTATTTGCAATATTTTTCAATTCATCAAGCGTCATTTTTTCATTATATTCATTATTTACTGTTTCAGTTATAGCTACATATTCAGCAACACCTCTATCGACCAATTTTTTTTCTTTTTCGGCAGTTAATTCAAAAGTTCCGCTTTCACTGGTCATAGGAATTATTGTTCCGTTTTCACGTTTTCCGTATGTTCCTTGAATAATCCTAATCATTATAAATTTTTCCTTTCTTTTATTGAACTTTGGCTTTAATCCATGGAGAAACATTGCGGGGAATGAATAAAGGACGGGATGTCATTTTAAGTGTTCTTACTTCAGCTTCAGGATCTGATGTATATTTTGGGACTCTTTTTGCTGAATAAGTATGAAAACGTCCGTCCGATTCTTCGATTTGCGAAACTGAACCATATAATCCACGACCTGCGGCAGGAGCTGTCAAAATTACAGTGCCGGCGGGAATAAACGTTTTCATAACACCGTCTTCATCTTCATATGTTTCATCATATGTAATTAATTCAAGACTTCTGCCGTAAACGTTAATTTTGCCGATCGATGCTGCTCCTGACGGTAATGTTTCAGGGTTAATATTACCGATATTCATATTACGTAAATCAAGAAATTTTTGAAATTTCGGGTTATTTAGAAAACTGCTTGCAACGTCCGGAGACATAACAAGCTCAGTAGCCGGAAGCCCACGAGAAACGAGCATGCGAATCATTTCTTGTAAATCGCCAAAAATATCAGCATTTTCATCATTCCAATCTAAATCCGGAGTATAAATACATGGATTTGACGGTTCATCATAAAAACGCATTTCATATTCCTCATATTCACCTGCGCCGTATTTATCCGCATAGTGCCTTAAAACATAACCATTGTTCAACATCGCTTGAGCCGCTATATATTCTTCGGTCGTCGAAATCATTGTATCGAAGTCTATTAAATCTTGACCAAGAACTTGTGCTTCACGTTTTTCCGCTGTAATGTCTGAAAACAGATTTTCACCAAAACCTTTTTTGTTTAGGTCATCGATTGTAAGCGAACGCTGAGGTGCAATATTTGGTGGTGTATAACGCATTGTCTTATATCCGTCTCTTGTTAAAGTAATACCTTTTTTTCGTGGCATGACAAACGGTGCCATCTTTTTTTTACCGTTCTTATATTCAACTAAAACATCTTCTGTCGGAAATATGTCGGAAGCTCCATCTGTAGGAAAATACCTGTCACGTAAAAATGTACGATGCGGTAACATCTGATTAACTGCCGCAATCATTGTAAATGTACGATAAATCATAGGAATAGCCATATTTATTCTCCTTTAAATTAAAACGGCATTGCTTAAAAATATGCCGTTATTTCTTAGTTGTGTTTCTGCTTCAGGCGATAACGTTTTTCCTTCAGCAACGATAATTGATTGCCTTATGAAATGCCCTGAACGATATGCGGCAACAACCATTGAACTACCTCCGGTTGTTCCTGTATCAATATCATCACATAAGATACAATCAGCAATTTCATTTGATTTTCCACTCCAAACTTCACCGTTTGAATTTATAAGCGTTCCTCTTTTTATAAAATTCTTTCCGCCAACAAGAGTTATGCTTTTAACATCAATCGGATGAGTAGTATCAAATATTAAATTGTCTTGTTCAAGTTTACCAATAGTTTCATCCATTCTCATTTTTAACTTTCCTTTCTTTTATTGTTTCCGATTATCATATTTACTGCATTATTTTCATCAATTGTATTATCCTTGAAATTTCCGCCGTTTGGAGTTGCTCCGATTTTATTTTTATCTGCATTGTTATTCAAAGCATTAAGATAATTATTTTCGGCGTTATCGTCATCGTTATTTTTCTTTTTATTTTTCGTTGCTACATCTAAGAATACACGATTACAAGTGCTTTCAAAACTCCATCCTTGAGCTTTAGCTTTATTTATAATATTAGCACAATTTGGATGTGCCGCCAATATATTATCTAAAGCTGAAATTCTTTTTCTTTCTGCTTCGATACCGGACTTATAACTATTTTTTGTTGATTTTGTATTATTATCAACTTCATCTTCATTTTCTTCAGATCCATAATTAAATACATGACCGCATTCGGGACAGATAACTTCAATGACTTCATCGATTATATCGCCTACTGCTTCGACTTCCAAAGAAAATTCATGACCGCATTCAGGACAGGTTAAATCAATTGTCTCATTTTCATTATCCCATTCAAATTCATGTTCGCATTCAGGGCAAGTAACATTAACTACTTCATTTTTTGTATTATTATTTATTGCCATTTTTCTTATAACACTTCCTTTACTTTTTATACTATCTTTAAATATCGGTGCATTTGGGTATTTTGATAAATCTACCATTGCACTATTAAATGTGTATTTATTTTTGCCAACACAAGCCACCATTTGCAAAACTTCTTTTTCTTCGGGTATAATTTCATTTGCTAATCCAAAATTAATTGCATCTTGAGCAGTAAACCATGTTCCTTGATTATCTTCACCGTTTAATATAGCAACAATTTCATCATTTGTTTTTCCTGTTTTTGATTGATATGCTGCGATTAATATAGGTTTTATTCTATCAAGTTCTTTTATCATTTTTTCTAAATCATTTGCATTATAATAACCCATTAATCCAAACATGACATTGTGCGTATACATCATTCCTGCTTTACTGATATATATATTATCACCTGCCATTGCTATTACTGACGCAATGCTTGCCGCAATTCCCTCAATATAAACATTTACTTTTGCTTTTTGTTGTTTTAATATTGAATAAATTGTATTTCCGGCGAAGACATCTCCGCCGCTTGAACAAATATGTACTATTAATTCAGATATTTCTCCGAGTTTTAACAAATCATTTAAAAAAGTTTTGGGTGTTATCTCGTCCCCCCACCATGATGTAGATGAAATTTCACCATATAAATATAAATGCCCTATGGTTGTTCCGTTAGATTGTTTTTGAGCTTTTACAGACCAAAATTTATTATTCTTCGTTTTCATTCTTTATCACCTCCTTCAAAGAATCTATTAGTTTATTTTTTTCTTTTTCATCTAAAACATTAATTCCTTTTGCTTCATTTATTTTTGCTGTTTCAACTTTTATCTGTTCGATATTTGCGTCCCATGAACCCTCGTTTAATTTTACGGTAGATTGTTCACGAGTGGAAATACCTTCGTTTATTGCTAATATTTCGGCTGTTATTTCTTTTACCGGATCTAATTGTCCCTGACTCGGACCTATAAAATCAACCCCTAACCAAGCGGCACGAATGGCAGGATCAGTAAAAAATCCGGGTGCATTAATACGTTTTCGTGCTATAGCTTCACTCAACCATAATTCATAAACAGGCTGACAAAAATCACTTGTAAACCACGCACGTTTCATTTTAAACGATTTCCATGCTTCCAATAATGCCGCACGACTTGCCGAATAACTGGCATTAAACGCTTTGATTAGTAAATCTGCAGGGATTTCGAGAGCTGCACCTACTTGTTCACAAACAGCACGGTTAAATGCACCGAATCCCGATGTCGGTCGTGACGGATCTCCGAATGTTATATCTTCACCGGGTTTTAACACATTAATTGTTCCCGGTCCTATCTCGATTTCGTTCGGATCGCTTGAAACTTTATCATCAGGATTTGTTTCATTCATCGGCATTACATTTGGATTTGCTTCTGTTTTTATGAACGCCGAATAATAACCCTGAATTATTGCTGATTTAATTTCACTCTCAGAATATCGACGTAATTGTAATAAAGGTTCAATTATTTGTGCAAGATACGAAACACCCCTATATTGCTCAGGGCGTTCAGAATCCATAATATGTAATATATTTGGTAATCCTGTTTGTTCATCATAAGCTTCAATCCGAAACCATTCATTTTTATTTGAAAAATTTAAACTATTCGGATAATTATTACACATATGATAAGCGACAATAGCACCATTTGAGTCAACTTCGACACCGTCGAAAATTTGATTTCCGTTTTCAAGATTTTTTGAAATAGTGCTTCCCACTGCTTTCGGCGAACTGATTCGATCAGCTTCTATTACTTGCAATCTCAAACTATAAGGTAATAATAAAGATGGTTGATATTGTTTTATTAACACAAAACAATCACCGCTTAATAACCATGACATGAATACTAATTGTTGAATGGCATAAAAATCATTTACACCGGTTGCGTCACATGCTTGTTTTTTTGTTGCCCATAGAGCAAATTCTAATTCTGTTTTCTTTTCCCAATAATCGGCATCTTCTTGAGTAAGTCCTAGTATATCCCGCTTTATTCGACTTTTTAATTTTAAACCGCTCCCTATTACGTTTGTTCGGCTTGTACGAATGGCAGAAGTTGCAATAGGCGAAGCCATATACAGCATTCGTGAACGATTTCGTAATGTTTCATTATTTAAGTCAATATCTTCATGAGGACTATTTGATTCCGAAGTAAATCCTTTTAAAGATCCTTTTTTCCAACTTGCCCCTGCTTCACCGTACCCGCTATTTATGGGATAAATAATCTTACTGATAGTATCCACCTTCCCCATTTTTATATAAAAAATATTCAATACTTAAATTGAATATTTGACAGTTATTTTACCAATCACGTTGAATTACTCTAACCGCTTTACGTACAACCGGATTTTCAATTTCTGAAATTTCTGTTTCAAGTGTTTTTATCATATCTTGAATTTCTTTTAATGCTGTTTCATATCTGCTTGCATTTCGAGTACCGATGCCATAACTTTTGATTCCGTCCGGGGACAACATTAATGCTTCACGGTCATAATAACTTTGTAAACGTTTTTTCTTTGTTTCAAGAATAGTTTTACCATTCGTCATTATCGTTTACCTTTCTTTTTTTCGTAAATGTTTTCGTATTATCTTGTTGTTTTTTTGGTGTTTCGGAGATTCCTTTTAATTGTTTTTCAAGTATATCCATATCAGGGTTAACAATATATTTAGCCGCCAACGCATAATTCCGGCAATCGAGTGCTTCGTTTCGATTATGTCCTGCTAATTTTACCCATGCCCATTTTCTACCCTTGGCTGATTGTTTTTGAACTAACTGTTCAGATAGTAAACCATTAAAAAAAGCTCCATCATAACCAAGATTTTCGTTTCGTGGAAAATGACAATATTTCGGTCCCGGTTCTTGTACTTTTAAATTAGACATTATATTCGCTTTACCCGCATCAACGCCAATTGTATATAACCAGCATGTTATATTTTTATTATCGCGAATCGGTACTTTATTAGCAGGTGAAAGATACGGAATACCTTCATATTGTTTTCCTTTTATCGCGAAAACTTTTTTATTTAACCGTTCTCTGCACGCTTCATATACATCTTGGGTATGATTTCCGCCTGAATCGACACAAGTCATTGTAATTTTTATTTTTTTACCATTTTTAAATTCATATTCGTGGTCTATAACTTTATCAAGAGAAATCCAAACTTCTTTTTCGTTTGGTTTTCCCATAATAACACCTTTTTTAATACCCCAAGTTTCATTATATTTTCCATGTCCGACAACTTCATATTCAAGGCGGTCACCTTGCGTGTCGACGCCGCATGTCAAGAACAGTACACCTTCAGGAAGCTCTGCATTATATTCTTCTCTTCGAACTAATAAACCGCTTTCATCTTCGGCACTGCTTCTGTCTTCAAAAGTTTGTCCAAAAATTGTATTATATACAACCTGTAATTTTTTTACATCATCTTTACTTTGCAAAAATTTTAATACGATTGTTTTCCACGGCATCCACGGACTGGAAAAAGCATTAAGCCAAAAACTGCGAATACCGTGTTCATATGCGTTTGGATTTTCAGCAATCCATTTAACAGGCTGTTTCCGCATTATTTCTTCCGATGAAGCACCGCCGCATGACGGACATGCCCAGTAAACATTTTTTATTATAAAATCATCTTTTTTACTTTTTGTTTTAATTTTATCAAAATCGAATTTAATATCATCGAAAATAATGTTATGCCATTCACCGCATTCCGGGCATTGATAACACCAGTGTTCACATGTTCCTTCATAAAAAGCACTTTCAATTACGCTTGCACCTTTTATTGTCGGCGTTGAAACTTCAACCATTTTTGAATTATAAAACGTGGTTGTTCTTGCTGTAACCAATTCCCAAGGGTCACCTTCTGTCCCGGCACTCAAAGCCCAACGATCACGTTCATCACCAAAAACATATCTTGCCGGAGTTGATGCTAACCCTGCGGCAGAATTTGAACCTGTAATAGTCAACATTCCACCGGGGAATATTTTACGCAATATTGAATTATTAATACTGCGGCTCTTTATATCAGAAACTTTTTCTTTAAGTCTTTTGCAATCACGTATCATGGGTGCTATACGGCGTTTTGACAAATCTTCCCCTGTTGCTACGGTTGGCAAAACAAACATCATTGAACCCGGATCATTATCTATTACATAACCGATCATATTTAATATCATTTCGGTTTTTGCGACTTGCGAAGCTGCTACTAAAGTTATACGCCTTACTTTCGGATCAGTAAAAGCGTCCATAACTTCACGCAGATACGGAGTTCGTGACGTTTTCCACGGTCCTGCTTCCGCACTGTTTTCGGAAGATAAACGTCTGTATTTATCTGCCCATTGTGATACCGATAATTCTTCGGGTGCTTTAAAATATTTTACTGCTTTTGCTACAGATATATTTAAATTCTTAAGGTTTTTATTCATCTTCCTCATGGTTTAATGTCCAACCCTGACGTTCTCTTATACGTTTTTTATATTCATTCGGATCATATTTATATTCTGATAATTCATCTAAAATTTTATGAATTTCTATTTTTATCTTATTTGAAATTTCAGCAGTTGTTTTCAAGAGATCGGAAGAGCGTCGTGTAGGGAAAGA